TATAGCAATTTAATTCATTTTTAAAAATTTGAATAACTTCATTTGTAGTATAATTTGTTATATCAATATTTATAAAAATAGAATTTTGAATCATAGCTAAAACACTACTATGCAAATTTTTATTTTTTAAATTTCTAAAAACATAATGATTTTTGTTAATAAATGCTTTAAAATTATTAACAACAATTAATTTAATTTTATTAGTAATAATTTCATTATCAATATTAGTTAAAAATGTTTCAATTAAACTATTATCTTCAATAATATTTAATTTTATTATTTTTTTGCTTTCTAAATTAAATATTGGATAATTTTCTAAAACATTACAATGACATCCACCATACCCATCATTGGTAAAATCATAACAAATTTTATCTTTGTATAATAACTCATATATTGTATCTTTATATCTTTGTTTAAAAATATTATTTTTAAGTGATGATGGTTCGCCAGTATATTCACCAACTATTAATATATTAGATTGATTCATAATTATTTTATTTATTTCATCTAAAAAAGTAATCCCATCAATCCCATCATCTGTTTTTTTACATTCTAACATTATTTTATAATAAATACATTGTAAACGAGTTTTAGAAAAAATATGTTCTGATTCAGGAACTAAATCAGACATAAAACTAGGTAATAAATATGGTGTTTCAAAATTCATATCAATATTTATTATTCTAATTGAATATGTTGTATTATTATGAATGTCTTGCAAAAAAGGCGGAAATTGTTGCATATTATGCGGTTCAGTGTCTCTTAAAAATGCAGAACCTATTGCAATATAAGTAATATCAGCAGGGTAATTTTTAATTAAATCTATAATCAAAAGATCCATTATAGATTTAATATTTTTAATAATAATATATAAAGTTTTCAATATTTAATTTAGAATGATAATATTTCATTATAATTAATTCTTTTTTCCATATCTATTTCTAACATTTTTTGTAATAATATTAATGATTTATTAGAAATATTTGTTTTACAATCTTGAAAAGAATCAGATAAATTATGTAATTCAGGTTCTTTAATTTTTAACTTGCCATTTTTAAAAAAATCAGATTTATTAGCAGATTTTTTAATTAATTTTTCAGGAATAGGACCAAGTAATTCAATTATCCAATAAATATGATGAAAATCTGTTGAATATTTTTTACATTTTTCTGGATTAAATAAAACTTCTCCAGTTAATAACTCAAAAGCAGAACATGCTAATGACCAAATATCTACTTTGTAATTATAACCACACATTAAAATAACTTCCGGAGCACGATAATATCTTGTTTGAATATCATCATCATATTCAATTCTAGAAAAAGGTTTAATAGTACCAAAGTCACCAAGAACAAATACACACGATTCATCAATATTAAAGTCATCATATAATGTATTAATTTTTTTTTGAATATATTTATTAATATTTGAATTAATGTTAGTAATTAATTGTTTACAAAGTTCTCCTTTCATTTTATTATATTTTGCTTTATGTTTTTTATTACTTAAATTAAAATTATTTTCTAATAATAACTTGTTACAAATTTCTTTAAATTTGTCATCAAAATGTTCTTCTTGAAATTTCTTAATAAATAAAGCATGTTTTTTATCAATTCCTTTTAATAAAATATTTTCAGGTTTAATATCAGTATGACATGATCCTAATTTTTCATTAACTAGTTTTAAAGCTAATGAAATATGTTTTACTAATGTTAATACAATATTTTCTGGTAAACCATCTTCATACTTTTCTTTTTTTAATAGTTGATAAGAAGAACCTAACATTAAATCAAATACCATACAGATAGATGGTAATTTATTATCATCTGGATAGAAAGTGAACCATTCATGCATATACAATAAATGTTCACAATTTAAGTTTTTAATAACTTCTAAATATTTTGCTTCTTTTAAACCATCTTCATGATCTTCAGTATGTTGTACTTTAATTGCATAATAATAAATTTTTTTAGGATCATTGATATAATAAGCTAACCATACACAAGAAAACGTACCATAACCAATTTTATCTAATAATACATATTTACCATTTAAAAATTTTCCTAAATTATTATTACCTTTTGTTTTATCAACATGATCAGATGAATCAGAAACAGAATTTGTATCAGAAACAGTTTCATATTTAGTTTCGGAATCTGAATCAGTACTTGATTCAGAGTTAGAATCAAGATTAATATCAACATTATTATTTGATGAATCTGAAAGACTAGATGTTTTTTTAATATAATTTTGGATAACATCCGAATCAGAATTATTTGTTTCAATAATTAACGACATTAATATAATTTAATATATTTTTTATAAAAAATAGCCTGAATTACAGTTATGTTAATAAATTACGGGTTTTTTTATTTAAACTTTTTAAGATTTAGACATATGAAACGTCTTTTTAAACAGAACAATGTTTGTACATATCATCCCATTTATTTTCACCTTTATAAATATATCCTTTTGATAATAAAAGATTCTTAATTTCAGTTCTTATTGGTTCTATATAATTATGTTCTACATCAATTAATCCAAAAGTATATTTTTCAAAATCAAAATTTTTAAGAATTTCAAATTCAGAACCTTCTGTATCTAATGACATATACTCAATAAATAAAGGAGCATTTGCCTTGTCTAATACGTCTAACAAAGAAATTGTTTGAACTTGAATTATTGTTTTATTAGAATCTACTGTACCCTTATGTGCATTAATATATTGAGATATACCCGACAATAAGTCATAATTATTTGCTATATCAAATGTAAGTGTTAATCCACTTTGATTATAAACTGCTTCTTTATAACATATTGAGTTTTGTCTATTTTTTACACATTTTTCAAAATTAGCAGGAATAGGTTCACAACAAATACCTTTCCATTTAAATTGTGTTTCAAGTAAATATGTATTTGATAAATTTATACCATCACTTGCACCAATTTCAATAAAAAAACCATTTTCTTTGTTATTATAAAATTTAATAACTTCTAAATCTTGACCAAGTTGTGAGTAAGACATATATATATATATATATATATTAATTATAATAAATTAACTATAATATATATTATAATATGGATAAATATAAAATATATATTATACTACTATTATTAGGAATACTGCTTTATGTAAATAGTTACTATAAAATAGCAGAATATTTTACAAAAAATAATACAATAAATAAAACTATATGGTTATTATGGTTTCAGGGTTGGGATAATGCTCCATATTTACAAAAAATAGTTGCAGAATCATGGGTAAGAAATAATCCTACTTGGAAGGTAGAATACTTGGATATAGATAATTTAAAGAATTACATAACAGATGTAGACTATATATATGATGAAACTAAACATATATCTTACCAAGCTAAAAGTGATATAATACGCTTATCGTTATTAAAAAATCATGGTGGTGTTTGGGCAGATTCAACTTTTTTATGCATGCAACCATTAGATAGTTGGATATATAAAAGCATTGACGCAAGTGATTTTTGGATGTATCATGGTAATGGTGCCGGAATGGACATAGAGATGGGACCTGCAAGTTGGTTTATTGTATCAAAGAAAGGTTCTTACATAATAACTAAATGGAAAGAAAAATGTGATTATTATTGGAATAGTAATAATTCTACAGACAATTACTTTTGGATGGATAGTTTATTTAAAGAATTGGTCAAAACAGACGAAGAATTTAGCAAACAATGGAAAAATGTTCTCTATTTAAATTGCGAAGATGATGGTAGCAGTCATACTTTAGCTAATTATGGTGTATTTTCAAATAATGAACATATAAAAAAGTTAATGAAAGAAAAACCACCTTTTGGTTTAAAATTTTGGAAAGATTACAGTGAAAGACTTAAAAATTGTTACAATGATTATGAGTGTATAAATTCTAATGGAGCTTATGCGATTGAAATGTCAAAAAGATCATTTTCATATAATCATTTTAATAATTTAGATGTTATATAATTAACTATAAAATAAATGATGCATTTTCATCATAAGGATAAAAAATAGCCTGCCAAGAGCGTTCCAAATAATGTCCTACTTCAGGATTTTGATGTGTATTAAGTTGATTATTTAAGTTCTCATAAAAAGACTTTGGTTTTTGTAAAATATTCTTTCTACTAATAGCAATAATAGAATTTAACGAAATACAGTTATTTATTTCACCACTCGTAAAATTATTATTAAACCAATTGCCAAAAGGTCTAATATTACTTATCTGCATACTTGAATCATTATTTATATCACGATTGTTTTCATAACTAGACATATAGTCATCAATCTCAAAATTATAATTATTCTGAACAAAATTATCATTATAATAACACGACATAGTTGTTTCTGCTATTTCTTCAACATGTTTTACTAGATTAATAGAACGCTCATATTTGTTATTTAAATCTGCTGATCCAGGTAAGAAAATAGTTATATCAGCCAAGTTATCATAATTTTCTATAATATGGTAAAAATATGAATTTGTTTCTCTACCTACATTAGGTAAGTTCACTACTTTTTTAATATTATCACTACTTGCAAAGTTATCATTATTGCTTTTATTATATATAATAATTGGATGACGATTAAATGGCTCTTCATTAATCCAATTTAAATTTTCATTATAACGTGCAATAACAATTTCTTGATTTTTGTAAAATGTATAATCAAAACCTTCTTTTCTATTAGTTAAAACAATTGAAGTATTACGATAATATAATGTATATGCAATAATTAATAAAAGTATTAAAATACAAAATAATAAACTTATTTTCATATATATAACTATATAAAAATAAATAATTTAGATATATTATTGAAAGAAATGTACTAGGTATATGAAACATTTATTAAAATTAAAAATTGAAAAAATATTAAATTAGTATATTGATATATAATATATGCATCTACTTATCATTTTATATATAAATAATATATAAAATAATAATTTTTTCAGGATGATTGATACAGAAAGCAGTGCTAAAAGCACATGTAAAGAAAGTACTGGCGAAGATAGTTCTGGTAAATTTGTAAAAATAGAAAAGAAAAAAGAAAAAAAAGAATATTTTAGTAAAGTTGATGTTGCTACAAAAAATGAAATTAGAAATTTATTTAAAGCTAATATAAATAATAAGTTAATAATAGATCGAGTTAATGCAATTAGTGATCAAAGTAAACGAAAAAATGTAATTGTTATGGTATTTCATTTAGCAATTAAAAAAGATAAATACGATTTAATTATTATATTGTGCAATTTGTGGAAAAGACAATTTAATATTAAAGAATTAACTAATTGTATTTTTGATAATTATAAACCGATATTTATTGCAGCTTGGAATGGATCAGCAACATCTATTCGTGAAATTGTTGCAAATGGTGGAGATGTTTTGTCCAAAAATGAAAAAGGAGAGAGTTTAATTGATGCAATTACAAAAGGAAAAATCTTTGCAATTTCTCAAAATCCAGAAAATAAAGTATTTATTGAAGATAGATTTGAAAGATGTTTAGAATATATTGAGTCAACAATTAAATCAATTGAAGATGCTGAATTAGAAAAAGCATCAAGTGAAAAAGCATCCAGTGAAAAAGCATCCAGTGAAAAAGCATCTAGTGAAAAAGCATCAAGTCAAGAATTATTCTTGGATAAAATTAAAGACAAGTCAGTAAATGATATAATTTCTGAGATATTACAATTTTATCCAGATAATATTTCAGAAGCAAAAAGAATTTATGGTGCTTATAAAGAAGTATTATCAGAGGCAATGCTTGAAGAAATTAGTAATATTTTAAGGGATGAAGAAATTGATTTAGAATATTAATTAGCATTTTTTTATTAAATATATTCTTTGATATATTCATTAGCTAATTTTAATTTAATTTCTTTATCAGTATCTTTCATTTTATCCCAATTTTTAACTTGCATAGCAATAGCATATATAGATTTTAAAATTAATTTATGTTTTTTAATAAAAGAATAATATAGTGCATTCCATACATCAGACCAATCATATTCGATACCATTTAATGTTATTGAAGTTTTATCATAATCTGACATTCTTTTAATATATGCAGAAGAAGAAAAATATGGTCGAGTCATCATTGAAATTTTTTCAAGAGAGTATTGAGACATTCCCATAACATTAGGAACCATAACCCATTCATACGAATCAATAAAACATATCATAAACCATTTATATGCTTCAATTGGATCAATATCAGTTAATAAAGCAAAATTCCCCATATACATTAAACGTTCAATATGATGCAAATAGGCATATTTTTTAACTTTTCTTACAAGAAAATCAATAAAATAAAAATTTGTTTTTTTATCATTATCAAACCAAGCATCATTTAATTTATTTTTATTATTAAGTAAATTCATTTGTATCATTTCTGTTCCATGAAATTCATAAACAAATCTAGTAAAAGATCTCCATCCGATAATTTGTCTAATAAATGCTTCAACAGAAGAAATTAATTTTTTTTTATCTTTACTTTTTTCAAAATAATCTAAAACTTTATCAACAACATATTTTGGGGTTATTATTCCAATATTTAATGGTGCGGATAGTAATGAATGAGATCCAAATAATATATCTTCAGAACTAGCATCTTCATATTTACCAAAAGTAGATAATTTTTGTTTAATAAAGTTATTTACATGATTTTTGACTTGTTTAAAAGTTAATGGAAATAACATAATATCAGTTTCTCCAAAATTATTAGAGAAATGTTTATTTATATAGATTTTTGCTTCATTGAGATATTTATTATTATATTCTGTAATTTTAGATTGTTTATAACTAGTATCAAAAGGATCTCTATTTTCATGATCAAACGACCATTTACCATATAATGGTTTTTGATTTTCATCAATTAATATATTTAATCGTTTTCTTTGCCATCGATAAAAAGATATATCATGATAATAATTCATTTTATTGGTATTTAATTCACGATATTCATGTAATTCTTCTATTGTTTCCATAAAAGATTGTGTGTTAAATATATGTGTGTTTTTTTTATAACTTAACATTAAATCTACTAATGGATGATCAATAGGATTATATATATATATATCTGATATATTTTTTGTAATAATATTATCATAATCAAGTTTATTAAAGTCAATATATGTAACATTAATTTTATTAGATTTTAAATAATCATAATAACATTTCATAGTAGATCTGTGATACATTAATTTTAATTTATGAAATTTAAATTTTGTAAAATAAGTCACATCTTCTATTAAATATATTTTATCAAGATTTAAATTTTTAATTAGATCAATATTTTCAAAAAGATGAATTGGAAAAATAATGAATATTTTCATTTATATATAGTAGAATATTTATTGTATTAAATATATTCTATTAACATTTTGAAAGATGAATTTAAAAAAAAATTGAAAAAAAAAATCTATATTATATGCATTGTTAAAATTATGTACATCATAGAGTAATTTGTGATCAACAGCAAAATGGCAACAGAAGCAACAGCAATGATGGCAGCCACAGCCACAGTAGAAGAAACAGCAGCCACAGCAGCTACAGTAGAAGAAACAGCAGCCACAGCCACAGCAGCAGCAGATGAAACATCAGCATCTGTGTGTAAAGAGTGTAAAGAGTGTAAAGAGTGCAATGGTTGTATTTGTTTGCCCTTTGAGATCATGGGCACCGGTTATGGTGAAAAGTGTGACCGTACTGGTTGGTCAACGCTTAGTGCAGCAAGAGCGTGCGATAGATGCTCAACGTGTTTCCGCTGCAAAGAGCATTTGTACAAGTGTGAGGGTGATCCTTGCATTAAATGTAACAAGTGCATGCGTGCGTGCCAGTATGGCAGAAATTACTTCGCGAACAAGTGCACGGGCAAGAAGTAATTTCTAAATATGTTCTTGAATTTTTAGAAAGAACAAAAAATTATAATTTATAAATTATAATTTTTTGTTTGTAACTATATCTTAATCAAAATTAATATTTTTTTAGTGAATTTAATTGTTATTTTATAGTTGGCCAAAAAAAGAATTTAATACATTAAAAATTGAAAAAAAAACTTTATACAATGTTTATGTTAAAACTATCATTACTAGCAAACCAAAAACACACATATAGTTTTACGTTATTTTGCTTCAGCCAATATGGCGACTTCCGTCACTTCTGTGACTTCCGTGACTTTGGCTAGTTCCACGACTTTGGCTGCTCCGGCTACTTCGGCTACTTCCACGACTTCGGCTAAACTAAAAATATATAACGGTCAAATGCTTAAGCACGCACAAAATAAAAACTTGGCTGGTGCTGAACAAACACTAGCTTTAATGCTAGAGGAAAATATTCCACCAAACAAGATGACAATATTGTTTCTATTAGAATGTGCCAAGTCAGTTTTTGAACAAAGTTCAGTTGACAAATACACACAATTGTTAAAGGATTTAGAGTTTGAATTAGACTCTAAATCCAATAAACAATCTGGAGCCACTAGCACTGTTTCAGAATCAACTACTGACTATTTTGGAACCGCAACCAACTCTGTTGCT